GCACCAACGATAAGTGCATCACCGTCATTGTCTACTGTAGGGGCTGTAGCTTTAGCACCAAGGCAACGATCGTCAAAGCTATCATACGATGCGGCTGCATTAGCTTCACTGGTAGATGCTGCACTAGCTGAGTTACTTGCGTTAGTCTCACTGGTAGCTGCATTGCTTTCAGATGTAGCAGCGGCAGCGGCGCTAGCAGCAGCAGCAGTAGCTGAACCAAGAATACCGTCTACATACGTTTTAGAGGTGGCATCATTAGCATCTGTAGGTGCAGCAAGACCTGTAACTTTGTTGGAACCCATAGCAAGGTTACCAGACATAGTATCACCAGACTTAGCTACACGAGTATCACGCTGTGTATCTACATATGCTTTAGTAGCTACGTCCTGTGCCGCTGTAGGATCACCTGCACCAGTAATCTTATTGGTAGACATGGCAATAGCACCAGTCATTGTACCACCAGCAAGAGGAAGCTTAGTGGCAATGCTGTCAGTTACTGTAGTGCTAAAGTCTGCGTCATCACCTAATGCTGCGGCAAGCTCATTAAGAGTATCAAGTGTACCAGGTGCTGAATCTACAAGGTTGGCTACCTGTGTATCTACATAACCTTTAGTGGCTGCATCATTAGTATTAGTAGGTGAGGTAAGGTTAGTGATGGTAGCGGTAGTACCAGCATTCATGTTCAACGTACCGTCAATAGTCACGTTGTTGAATGTGGATGTACCTGCAGAGGTTACGTTACCTGTCAGATCACCTGTAACATTCCCAGTGATTGCACCTGTTACGTTACCAGTGACGTTACCCGTTACATCACCTGTGAGGTTACCTGTGAGGCCACCAGAGGCTGATACAGTAGTGAAAGCACCAGAGGATGCACTAGAGGCACCAATGGCTGCACCGTCAATAGAACCGCCGTTAATATCTACTGTAGCAAAAGTACCCTGACCAGATGTAGACAAAGTAGTGAAGCTACCAGCGGCAGTACCTACAGCACCGATTACAGTACCATCAATGTTACCACCGTTAATGTCTACAGTATTAAGTGTAGCTTGGCCTGTAGATTGAAGTGTAGTGAACTTACCTGTTGTATGGCTAGTAGCACCGATAGTAGCACCATCAATAGTGCCACCGTTAATGTCGGCAGTAGCTGCAGTCAGGCTTGTGTTAGCGTTGAGTGTTGTGAATGTACCAGCGGCAGGAGTTGTTGTACCGATAGCAGCATTGTCGATTGCGCCAGAGTTAAGGTCTACAGATGTAATTACTGTTGTGCCAGTAGCTGTCAGATTACCAAAGGTAGCATCACCTGTAACAGCCAAAGTAGAGCCAAGTGCAGTAGCACCTGTAACCGTTAGAGTACCGCCTAGTGATCCATTACCAAATGCAGACAATCCGCCTGACAGCCATAGGTCTTGGAAGCGTGTAGAAGGCTCACCAAGGTCCACAGTATCTGTAGCTTCAGGTATAATCTTGTTGGCTGTTTGAACCTGTACCAGTTCACGCCATACCGCTGCGTTGGATGTATTACCTACACAGATAAAGACACGGCCTGTAGTGGTATTCTCCCACATCGAGCCGGGGGCGTATCCATCCCCTGCATCGTCTGTAGCCAGAGGGTTTGTTGTAGCAGCAAAGTTATTCTTGCCACCAATACCACCATGCACGGCAGGAAGGTATCCACTGACGGATGTAGCTAGATTAATCTTAGGTGAATTGCCTGTAGATCCATCGTGGCTGTGACCTGTAGCGCCATTAAACGCTGCCGCCATTTGGTTAAATTCGGCATTTAGCGGAGGTGCTGTAACCTCTGAGCCGTTGATAATATCAGCAATAGATTGGCGTGTATATCCGGCCATTGTTTATCGTCTCCCCGCAACGGAATATTCAAATACGATCCCTTGGATGGTGTAGGGATCAAATTGCCCAACGGTCACATAAGTTGCTCGTACTGAGAAACCGGAACCTTGAGTGTCATAAGTCATGATGGGTTTGGAGTTACCGCCGTAGGTAACATTAGGCCCAGAGTAGGTGATGCTTCTTCCGCCGTAGACTGTCGGCCCACCTTGGCTCTCTTCAGTGTATGTAGAAGGGCGGGAGGTGTTATAGTCACCCCAATCGTAGGACACCGCTAAGTTCATCTCAAACGGGCCTTCTGCTCGAAGAAACGTATTGATCTTACGGATTGTCTTACGGACCTCTGTTTCATTAAGGTCATAATAAGGTGTGGCGTAGATAGCTACGATGTCACGGGTATCAAACGTGTTACCTTGTTCCTGACGATAAACCCTACCATCGTAATCACCGTGAAGTATAAACTCTTCTGTACCAATATACTCCGATGAACAGCAGCTTGCTCGGATGCCTAGCAGGCCACCAAATTCCCAGCCGATTGTCCCCGTACTGTTAGTCAGACCGCCGACAATACCCTCACTGTCTTGTACATTGTTACCATCGTCGCCATAAAAGTAGCGAACCTGAGATTTAGACCTTACAACAACACCGTTTAGAGTACTAAGATCAGCATTCTGAATAACATCAACAAGCGCACTCTGGATGGACTTAGAAACTGTTTCTAATTCAACGTCACCGATACGGCTTGTACCAGCAACAGGACGTAGGCCATCTGGAGCTAGAAATAGAAGGTCACCGCCGATTTCAAGAACACTATCAGGGGCCACGCAGCCTACGTTAGCTGTAACCTGTTCTTGAACGAAGCCTGCCGTAAGATCTGGGACAACCTTCTTGATAGAGTTATTACCAAAGGTAAAAAGATTATCACGGAAGGGCTTAATCTGGACTACTTTAAAGCCCATAACTAACTGCCCAGCGCCTGCGGCTACAGTCCAATTCAGAGGATCTCTAGGTGCAGAATGCGCTACCGTAGATTGGCTGGTTCGATCACCAGACAAGAATATGTGGTTCTCGAATACGTCTACAAGAGAAGGTGCATCTATTGCCTGATCACCGCCCGGATCAGAAGATCCCCCAGCACTGGCACTATCGATAGCATACCAATTAGTTCCGTCAAAAACAGAAGCATTGTTTACGCCATCCGCAAATATGATTTGTGAGCCACTGCCGAAGTCAAACTGAGCAAACCGGATCTTCTCAACAGTACGAACACCATCAGTCGTATTAAGAGTAAAACCGGGGGTCATCTTACGCCAGCCAATGAGGGCGGTGTGATACCAGAAGCTGTAAGTGGTAGCGCCTACGTCTTTACGGGCGGCAATAACGTATGGGTTACCTATATGCTCGTTCTTGTAGTACGCTACGCAGAGTACCTTGCCTTCTGCTACACTGTTACCATCGTCTACTTCAGGAAACAGATCATCGTACTGTTCATACCCATTAATACGACGATACCCTCCGAATAAGGAGGGTTCATAATTAACCAATCGTGTAGCAGAACCCGGACTATTATCTGAAAGGTCCAAATGGTTCTCGTTAGAGTTTAGACCGCCGCCGCAGATTACTTTGTAGGACTCAATGCGATCAGGCATTAGAACTTAATCCTTGTATCTCGGATATATTCATAACTGTTGATGTAAAGGGTCTGCAGGTTTTTAATGCCTGACTCAAAGGCCATGAAGGCGGCTTGGGCGCTCTCAAGATTATCCTTAAACATGTACATATGATACAGCGCACCATCTATGATGACCGTGTCAAAGCTTTCAGGGATGCGGGTTACATCGTTGTAGTTCGTAAGGTCTGCGTAGTTCAGGTAATAACGGAAGCGTACCCGGTAGGCTGCATCAGGAGACGGCGTAACACCAAAGCCATTACCATGACCAGCGAACACAAAATCAGGTACAGAGCGACCTGCGGAACCTGCTTCGTAATCATCATCCCGATATTTAGAATACCATTCGTCACGATCTATAGCCGACAGAGTCTTGTAGCCAGTACCTAGACTATCATCCTTTTGGATTTGAAATGTGTTCCAATCTGATACCTTAAAGTAGGAAGGCCAGACGTATTCTGTCTGACCTGCTACAAGAGTCTCAGTATGCTCTGCGGCATTAAAGGGCCATTCATACTCAGCCTGATTAATCTTAGCGATAGAAGAACGCACAGCATCTTTAACAAGAGCCTGTACGCCACGCACTGTCGGAAAGTCACCTACGGCAATCTCAACCTCGTTAAGGCGGCGCAGTACTTTATTGCAGAGATCGATGTATGTGCTGGGCATGAATAATCCTCAGAAAAAGGTGTTGGGGGCAAGTTGCCCTGCCCCCGCTTAACCATTAGGCTAAGTTGTAGTTTGCAGTGATAAGTCCTTCTGGGCGAAGGATTTTCCTACCATACAACTGCATGCCCCGGACGATGTCTGCGAATGTTTCTGGTGAGCGGAAGCTCTCAGTTTTCGCAATTTGGTCAGCTACTGCGGCTGCGGAGTCATGGCCTGCGACCAGAACACCGAAGTTAGTTGCAGAACCTGCAGAG